CTTGCTGCTTTAAACCTTTTTTATTTAACTTTCTCATTCTATTGTTTATATAGTTAATATACAAAATTTATTGCATATATAATTGTTTTCAGGCGTTTGGTATAATATGTGTCATAATATAATTAGGAGCAGACATATTATTAAGTTTAGATTCTTTGTAGAATATCCTGTTAAGTTTATCATATGCCTTTACAGCTTCTGCAGACTCATCAACACCGTTTATATAATTCTTATATGTTTTAAGCAAATCAGAATTTAGTTGTTTTTTAGCGATTGCCCCACCATCTTTCATTTCATCAAAAGATCTAGGTCTTTCTTCATTTCTAACACCTAGCTTTTGTGTTGCTGATACCTGAACTCTTGGTGTTTGTTTACCTTGAAACACACTAGGATCAAACTCTATTTCACCAGTTAAAAATGTATTACCACTGCGAGGCATATACTTAAGGCCACCTTTTATGCCTGTTCCCCTATTAAAACTCTGACGTAATCCTAATGTTCCTTCTAAATTTAATTTAGGAAAACTTTGTGTTGTTTCTAACACATAACCAGGATCAAATATAGTTTGTCCTTGAGGTAAACCTACAGTAGTAAGCTTTGGTCCCGCTTGCACAGACAAACCTGGTTTTGGTGAGTACTTGGCAAACAACTCAACATCTGTAATACTTGGGTCATATTGACCTTTGTTTGGCAACTGTGATAAACTTTGAAAAACTCTACCTTCAGCACTTATATTTGTTTTAGGAAATCTATATGATGCAGCTCCAAATAAACCCCTAGGCGTTTTACTTAAAGGATCAATTTCTGTTGGTGTAACAAAACCAAATGCGTTTCTAGGCATAAAGCTTTTGTAACCATACAATTTGTTACCTTGTTCATCATATTGCATTCTATTTCTTAAACCTGGTATTTGAAAGTTATATTCACCATTACCATCTTGTAGTTTATTTGCAATAGCTGTTGCTGTCGGTAGTGCAAACGGTGTATATATTGTTTCATCATCTTGTTCTATACCAACATTCTGAACACGCTTTCTAATAGTTTCAGGTAGATTTGTAATCTGAGTCTCTGGATATATTCTTTCTCTTGTTACGGGATTATAATACATTCTACCATACAAATCATATTCTCCTTTTCCAACCATTTTACTAACTGGAATTCCCATACCTAAAAGTTTAGGATTAATGTCATATTTGTCTTGATATGAAATATAATTTCCTCTACTGTCTTTACCTTTTGATAATGTATAATCATCTAAAGTAAAACCACCCGCACCACTATCTGATACTAAAACACGATCTCCTATTTCTTTATCAAATATGCCACTTTTTATTGCTTCATTATATATATCATCATCTCTGTAAAAGGACATATATTCAACATCTTCACCTTTACTTATACTTGGTTTATATTTTGATGGGTATAGCGTATTATACTTTTGTTCTCTATTAAGCATATAATTCCATGCATCATCAGATGCTTCTTTTACATACTGACCAATACGTCCAAGCTCACCGGTTTTTGGATCTTTCCATCTATCCAGTTTATGAAAATCTTGATACGATGTCATCTTATTATCCCACTTAAATGGTAAACGTTTACCAGCAGCAAACTCCTTAGCAGCATGTAATGGATCATATCCAATAGGTGTTACAGATTCATACAATCTTCTTCGTAAAGCATCTCTTAGAGGTCTTCCTGTCAAAGGAGCAACAACATACTTATCAAAGAAACCACCATCTTGCATCATTGGAATCTCATCTACATAGTCTGCATCAGGGAAATAATAATCTTGTCCTGATTGCATCATTGTAGGTATACCAACATTAGGTATTGCAAATACAGGATACGGCACACCTTTCATTGTAATGTTATTACCCGGTATTCTTGTTTTTTTACCAGGGTATTTATATTGTCCTTGTTTAGTTACAATAAATCCTTCTTGCGTTACCTCTTGATAATTTGGACCTCCTTTTAACCCTCTCGTGCTATGACTTTTATAATATTTCTTCATTACCTAAATGATAAATTAAGTTTTGTATTGTTTAGCTTCAGAAGCATCTTGCGGTCATTAGATATTCTTCTTCTTAATAAGACCTTATTATAGTAATGTCTGAACTTCTTACGCTGTTCACTTTGCTTTTGATAGTCAAGGTTATTAAGATTAAGATCTTTGATGTATCCGTTTAACTGAGTTATAAAGATATTCTGTTCCGCGTTGCTAAATTCACCTCTGTCATTTGTTATATCCCAGAACTGATTGAATCTATACTTCTGTTCTTCTTTAGAGTATAGTATTCTTATATCAAATGGTCCTATTATAGGATATGTCAATATGTTAAACGGATTCTCTTTTGGATTAAGTTCTAATCTTAATAGACCAGAAACCTGTTCACTGTTATGTATAATAGCTTCATCAAAGTTAAAGTCTAAATCATGCCATCTGTCATCACCACATCCGTTTATTAAATCACCTTTGTATACATAAGACTCTAGCTGATATTCTACACTTCTTACAGTGTTTACCATCTGCCCTGTGTTCTCTACAAACTCAACTTCCCAAGGGTAATCAACACCATAGTAGTTAGCATATAAATCGCATCTATAATTATGTCTCCATAAACCTCCTCTTATTAAACTAGGATTTGTTATTTCCTTTCCGAAGTAGTTACAAATAACAGGATTATTATTAACATAACCCGGTGTTGTTACTTGATATACATCATCACACTCACCAGTTTGTGTTAAAACAGTATTAGGAGGCGGTGTAGGACAGTTGCATTCAACCTTTCTACATAATGCTTTATAAGACTTAATAGTTGGTCCTGATGCTGGTTGAGAATCACAATCGTACTTTTCAGAACAAAGATCTTTTTCAGTAATTGTAAATAATGATGGGTCTATATTCTGAACTATGCTAAGACTATTTTCTCTTATACATTGAATTATTGTAGGATTATTTTTACTTACTTTTTGCGTTTTATATGTGCCGCTAACACATTCTTGATATATCACATCATATTCTAATAAAAAAGCACTGCTTGAAATATTAATTTCATAATCATAACAATCACATATACTAATAGCTGATGTAGAAACATTACTTATATCTGCTAATTTATCAATCATTCCGTTTATAGGAACAGAATAATTTTGAGCAAAACCTATATCATCTATTTGATATCTATAACTTGCATCATTACCAATTAAAGGTGAAAGCCAACCACCAGGTTGTCCTTGACCAAAAGCATTATTTCTTAAAACATTGTTGGCAATATAAGACATTAAAGCAAACTCATGCAAAGGACCGTTTCCACCAGGAGTTTGAACATTTGATAAATTATTTTCACAAATATTAGCAAAACTAAAACAATTAGGTGGAGATATAGTATTCCACGAATTTACAAATCCAGTAACATGAATAACTACTGATCTATAAGCTGGATTTCCAGGTTCTCTATCTCCTAACTGTGTATCGCCTGCTACAGTTCTACTTTTTAAAACATTTTCAATTGCATACCTTTGTCCATAATCTATACCCCAAGCTGTACCTGGAAAAACAGTACTACCCGGCCAATTATTATTATTATTTAGCCAGTTTTCAAATTCAATAGATATAGTAGTTGCATCTCTTCCATTGGGAATATCTGCACTCACCATAACAAAATTATTATTTGGATATCTAAATCTATTATTAACAGCCCCAGCAAATCTTAAATCTATATTGTTAGGTCCACTACAACCGGCACTTTTTCTGGCAAATGTAGTTAGCCCAACTTGCATTTTATTATTATTTATAGCACTTGCTATATCAGGATGTTGCAAAAATTGCTTTACAAATGCTGTTTCTATCTGTCTTTGGCTTGGCATTCCAACTGGAGTCAAATCTTCCCAGCCTGTGCTATCATCTGCTTGAAGAACAAATACTATATCAATTGGATTTTCAAATCTATCAGGAATACTTTGACCTGTGCCTGGTGTACCTAAATTTTCTATAACTTTAGTAACACATTGACCAGTGCTTTGATTGTATATAAAATTGTTATTAGGATCTGGAAAAACTAATGTATAACCCACACCCTCACACTCACATGTGTCACCAACTATTACAGCTTCTTTTTCATCAATAGTAACAACAGAAGGTGCTGACTCTTCTATAAGCTTTTCACATTCATTTGTCTGCTGATTGTAATAGAAACCAGGAGGACAGTAAGGAATATCTGTTGGTTGAGTCTTTGTAGTTAAGAAGTGATTTATACTAGGTAAAGACAACTCAGGATGCCAGTCATGGAATGATACCCAACCTTTAATTTTAGGATCATAAGATACAGTCCATGATGCATTATGAAAATAACGGTCATCACCAAACTCAAGAGGTATTGTTAATGGTTGATCAGATTTAGGATCCGTTCCAATCTGATAGTAGAATTGCATCTCATCTGCATCAAACGTAATAAGTTTTTGATATACTTCTTTTACCGCATAATCCCTTTTCATAAAGTATACAACGTCATTGTTGACATCATATACAGACTGGCAACCAATACCTACAACAGGGTTATCTGCTAGTTCCGTTTCTTCTAACTCTGGAAACTGTCTTAATAAGATTGATGGTAAATATTTATTAAACCACCACTTCATACCCCTATTAGATATAGCATCTATTTTACCTGAATAGTTAAATATCTTACCCTGTGCTTGAGATATAAAATATACACCCGAGGGTGTGTTAATTACACTTCTAGCACTTTCACAAGATCCATATTCATTAGACAAATCAGAGTTTACAATATTCTGCGGTTCTCTTGCAAACAAACCACCATCGCCTAAAACAATCTTAGTTCCTAAGTCAGTTTGAAGTTGATCAACACCAATAAATGCTTTAGGTGATCTATAAGGAAAGAACATCAATGCACCTGTCTGATTGATAGGTTTGATTACGCTAACCTTATCTTTAAAGTCTTTGTAATTGTTAGGTAAGAATACTCTCCAGAAATCCTTCTTAGCTTCTTCTTGAGCTCTTAGAGAATATATCAAACGTTTAGGATAGAATGTAAAACACTGCTCTGCAACATCAGGATCATAATCTCTTGTTTGTACAGTACCATAGTTTGCTAAGTTAGTTACAAAACGACTTGCACTCAATGATATATCATACTTAAAGAAATTGTCTTTTTTAATAATGTCAGCATTAAATAGATCTGTTACATTATTATACTCATACGTATCAAAGTGCCTTTTTTCAGGGACATCATCCCAATCTCTTTGAGCCATATTGTATTCAGACTCTACATAAAAATCCTGCACTCCATTTACGTGAGTATACATAAATCCATTTGTAACACCATACAATGATTGTAACTGATTTGTTGGTTCAAATACACTTCCTAATGAAGTTCCGGATATTTGACCTGGTACAAGTGATAATGGAACATCTAAACAATACAAATCTGATGGAAGATTTGTCTTGTAGTCATTGTCTGTAAAGTTATCAAAGAACTGAGTAAAAATATTATATAGCTGTGTTAGATCATATCTTGTTGTATTCATCCAATATCTCGGATATGGAATGTTTTGATACTTAAGATAATCAAATACAAAACCATCTGGTTGCCCATTTAGAAAGTCTGTAAATATTGGCATTATGGTTTTTTCTGTATATCTATTTACATAGATGTCTCCAGAAAAATTAGCTTTTGTAGAGTATGTTAAATCTTTAGGGTCAAACTCTCCAACATACTCTACGCAACCTCTCATTGGTACTTGCTTAACTCCTTCAAGTTGACCATATTGATTTTCAAAATCAAACTTTAATGCACCGTATATAGAACATATAGGTCTTTCAAATTTAGCTTTTCCATCATTCTTGTCAAATGCTGTTACAAGATTAAATAAGTTTAGCAAATCTTGTTTTAAATTGGTTGAGGTAAATATGTTTAATATATTACCCATTTGACCTAAAGTATATCTAGATCCATCTTCTTCTTCAAAAGGTTCTTCTATCTCACTATTTATTTGCACAGCAACTGTGTCAGGCCTAAATAGATTGTTTACCTTAAAATCATTTGATTCGCCAAACAGTTGGAATGTGCTACCTAAATAGTTTGAGTCTAAAAGTCTTGATCTAAATGTAGTAGAAGATAAAAACTTTTCAAAAGTTTGATAAAAGCCATTAGAATTATGTTTAATAGCATAATCTCTATATGACATTAAATTGTAGAAAAGCTCTATAATTTCATTACCACCTTCAGATAAATATGCTAAAAAACCCGGCACACCAAATACTCCTCTTAAAAGAGTAGGTAAAGATTTCCAGTCATTTCCTTTTATTGTTGATTGCGTTCCTCCACCAAATGTACCAGGTATTGCGGCAATAGTGCCATAATCTTTAAGCTTTAATGCATCTCTTGCTATTTCACCACTCACACCGCCTTCAACAGCTGCTGCAATAGTAAATAATTCATCTAAAAGTGTATCAATTAAAGCTTGATTTAGTGTTTGACTAGCCCCTAATCCCGCCACAAAACCTGCCATTCCACTAGCAGCTGCAGGAAAACCTGGTATAAACGCATTTGGTTGTTGTACACTTGGAACAGAAACATTAGGTGTAGTTGTTCCATTAGCAAGTATAATTTGATATCCCGCTTGCAACTGTCCTAAATGTATACCTTGTATAGGAAGATAAGTTTTATCTTCATATCCATTCATTTTACCTAAACCATATCCTGCTCCTATTATTACAGCTAACAAAACTGTGTTATTAAGTAAAAGCTTTTGTTGAGGATGCTTTTCTGATTTTGTAAAATAACCCTCAGATATACCTTTTACTTTACCATAAAACTTAGCTTCATATGCGCTAAGAAATGGTCTTCTGAACATTAACTCAGGTGAGTGAAATGTAAATATATCTCTTCTATATCCTTCTAATGGAGGAGCAGTTACATCAGTTATTGCATCAGGTAGCCAGTTTGTAAATTGAAACAACCCTTCTGTTCTTTTACCTGTTGTTCCTAAACCGTTATGAAAATAATAGTCTGGTCCTAAATCATTATATGGATAATTTGAATACAAACCAATTTTCTCACTTGCATTTAAATCTTCAGGTATTCTATACTCACGCATATTGCGGAATATACCTTTAGCAAGAATAGACTTAGCACCTTCTCTTGAACTACGTAGTATCTCATATCCTACAATATTAGGTATTACTGTTCCATCATTAAATACCGGTCTCTTAATATTATTAAACTGTACACCTAGTATTCTAATCTTATCTCCAACTTTGTTTATATCATTAGAATTAGACAACTCTAAACTTGGATGTATTTCTTCTGACGGCATCTTATGATGCTGTATAGGTTTACCACACAAATCAAATTGTGGTAATGATGTACCACCAATATTCACCCCTTGAGAGTTAATATAAGATGAGTTCCAGATCTCAGGCTTATTAGGATATTTTTCTGTTGATTGCCAGTATCCCATTTTACCTTTTGCTATTAAACGTCCACCATCTCCTGTATCTTCATTAAGGTTCTGCGTCCAAGATGCTGTGTTATATACATTAAAGTAATACTCACCATCTGGATTTATTACGTTAGCACTTTGTGGAAGTATGTCAAGCTCTCCTTGAGCGGCTGTTCTACCTGGTATATGATATGAAAAAGATCTTTCACCAGTGTTATATATCCAACGTATAAAAAAAGCATATTGCTCATCACGCATAAAACCTGTCTTATTACCTCCTTTGTAGTAATAGTTGGCAGGATATTCGGCAACAACCCATTCTGTACCTATCTGATTTGCAAGCGGTTGATAATTAAAGTCAAACTGCTCTGTTGGTCCTTGCCTAATAAGATAGTCATTAACTACGTACATAGACTCAGACTTCTCATATGCAGGTGATCTTTTTAGAAGAACACTTAATGGTATACTGGGTAAAGCTTCATCAATATAGTCTATTGATATTTTGCTTGTTTCAGTGCTATACAGACCTATCTTTTTAGCTACAACCTGTTGATTGTTATTGCTTAGTATAACTAATTCAAACTCTTCAAAGTCTTTATCTAAGTTTGTAAACTCCATTTCTAATGAACCTGCAAGCTCATCATGATCAAACAAAGATTGTATGTTAGATATTCCTATGTAGTCTGTTACAACTTGACTGTTTTCTGTATACGCAATGTATGCCTGATATGATCCGTTTCTCAGCTGACCACCACTAGATGATTTAGTTAGTTTTATACAAGGTACATCTACAAGAGGTGCTAATCTTAGTTTTTCACAATCTAATACATCTGTGTCTTCATATACAACACACGGATCACCTGGTGTAGAAACCAATGTTTGTCTGTATGGTATATTATCAAGATTTAATGTTCTTGAAGGATTTAAATTATCATCCCAATATACTTGCCATGTACAATCATAGTTTTCTTTTGCTGCTCCTGTAATTAAATACTTTCTATTAAAACCTAGACACGTTGCATTTACAAGTGTTTTATATTCACACTTGCTGTCATCATATAATCCTATTTCTGAGTTTGTATCATCAGTAGAATAGATAATCCATTCATCACCTTGTTTATGAATAGTACCTATAATTGTATAAGGAACTATACCACATTCTAAGTTTGCTGGCTCATTACCTAACGTACCTGAATCACCATCAATAGAGTTATTATATGCATTACGGGCATGATACCAACTGTCTTTAGCTTGGAATGATGCGTTTAGATCTTTTGACATTCCCTTTATAAAGGAATTAGTCTGAGCGCTAGTTGTATTGATTTTACTAGGTGTCTTCTTTTTCTTAGCCATAATTAATGTCTATATAAAGATGGATAGCTTTTAAACATGTTATAATAGTTGTGGTACTGCGCCTTTCTGTTGTTCCACCACACTTCATACATTTCTCTAAAGTTTGGTGTATTAACAAAAGATAAAGCATTGTTTCTAGCAGCTCTAAGCCTACCTTCTATAAGACCTAGTTGATTAGAAACATTCTCACCGGCAAACACCATATTTTCTAAAATACGTTGCTTCATAGCATACTCATAGTACTCATTACAATAGGGGTGATCTAGGACTAACAAGTTACCTTCAAAGTCTTCCATAGCTCCTTGGTAACTCAAGTATACTTTACCGGTTTTAAAAGATGTCAACATAAATCCATCTTTTATTTCCGCAATATCTGCTGCTTGCTCATTTATATTTGGACAGTCACATACATACTTATTAACCTTCTTTATACGTAACGGTACAAATGCTGTAAATACTCTGTATGTTCCAGGTTTGATTTTGTGTACAAGCTGATACTGATTCTTGTCTTCACATGTTTTAATAACACATACATCTCTACACTCAGGATCATCACACGGTCCTGTCTCACCTGGAGCAGGCACATATGGTACATCATTAAATGTTTCAACTGTTGTTCCTGATGGTGGTCTGTCATATAGCTTATACTCACCACATCTAAAACCATAGTTTAAATAAGCAAAGTCATGTGGTAATTTAGTTTTACCATGTTCTATATCAAGCACCACTTCTTTTGTTCTGTGAATTCTAAGACCTAAATCATAGTTAACCCTTGTAGCTACTTTAATAAGCTGCGCAGGGTTAATCATTCCTTCTAATGCGTATGTAGCAAAATCTACAGACACATCTTCTAGCAACTGATCAAACGTTCTATATTTGTGTGATACACTCATTATCTATTTATATTTTGTTTGTTATCAGAATCTTCACTTGGAATTTTAATAGTGTTGGTCATCACTTGAAGTATCTGCGTCTCAATTTCAGCAAACAAAAAGTCCGGGATATTGATTTTTTGATCATATCTCGGAACACATTTATCTTCATCTTCACATAACCATGCGCCAATATCATCATCAAACACTGCTTCTACTCTTACAGCATCCCAATCAAGATCAGGAAAATATAAGTAACCGTTTAGATACCAAAAAAACTTACTTTTGTTATATCTAAAACTTGTTGTTTTAGTCATTGACGTATATGTACCAGGTTGTGTAGGATACAGCTCTATAGAATTATCTATTGAGCTTACAGTCCTAATTAATGGCCCCCAGTATCCTTCTATCATATCTGGCAGCTTGTCTTTTGTTCTTTTTATAGTGCATCCGCTTTTAATACCTGTGCATTGAGCTTCAACTTTATCTACTTCTATAAGTTGTACAAAAGGTAAAAAATTCCATATAGAGTTAAACTTCATTAGTTTATTTGCAAAGTCTTGTCTTCTCATAAGAAACTTTGCGTACTTAGTTATAAGACTGTAGATGTATCTGTCAGTAACAAATGCATCTTGTACTTCAGCCTTAACCTGACCTCTTATTCTTGATATAGCTTCTGATATCTTAATCATATTTCAAATTCATTATAATTGGACAAATCAACATCTTCTTTTGGATTGTACAATTGTGTCACTTTAAATTTGTTTTTCATAAAAACATATCTATTCCAGTTTTTAGGATATGTCTTTGCTACTGATCTTTTAAACTTTCTTACTGCCTCAAATCTCCATAATTCTCTATTCTTAAACCTATATTTTGATGACCAATTTGTATAAAAAATCTTACCTACATTACCATCTGTTTCCCAGTTTTGATTCTGTAACACTTTACCGTACTGAGCAGAAAGTGCATAATTTGTATTAAGAGTTTTACGTGGTGGACATGTGCCAATAAATATAAAACCTAGAGAACTTGGTAACTCTACTCCATCTCTATATTCTATCACGCCTTCCCAAAGGTTTTCATTAAACTTCTTTATAATCTTTTTAAGGATATCATTATCTATGTTTTTGTACATAGGAAACTTTTCCTTAAACTCTGCAATTACCTCTTTATTCAAAAATGCCTTTCTCTTAAATCTAAATCTTGGTGCTTTTACGTCTGGTTTTTTAAAGTTATTAATCATATTATATGTTTATAATTTACAAAAATTTAGGCACTTATTAAAGTTTAAATGGTTTGAATGTCATACCGTATAAGTAAACTCACATACTGTGCCTTTGTTTTTGCTTTGTAGCTCTAAGACACCTGATCTTCTATTTCCTACATACTTTTTATGATAGTGGTAATAATCTGACTTAGATAAACTAGGTAATGTCTTATGCACAAATCCTACATTTTCTGATGTTGTAATATACTCAACTTTTTTGTTTTGATGAAAGTGTCCAGTAAATAAGGTTCTGTACTTACTTTTTCCCCATAATTGTGAAAACTCTGATGCATAAACTAACGGTGTATTTTTTGATGGAGCATCGCCATGTTCAAAAGCATTAAAATTCTCGCCCCACAAATGCACTTTTCTTTCTTTATATGCAACATCCCAAACAATCTGATCACATTCAATTGTTTTAGAAAGAGCAAATGCTAAATGAAATGATGTAAGCCTATCATGATTTCCAGGTATATAAACAACAGTAAGTGTCTTACAAAACTTCTTAAGAAAATTAATACCCCAGTGTAGACAATCAAAAGCTTTCATAAAAGTATCAGTAGCTGTTGCTGAATTGTCCACAGGCGTGCCTTTTGTTGTTGTACCGTAAAATGTATCCATGTTAATAAGATCTCCTCCTACAACGTAAAACAGGTTATCTATATAATAACCTGTTGACTTACTCATAAGATACTTAATTGTATTTTCATAATCTTTATCAATTGTATCATTACCTTCCTTACCAAAATGAATATCTTGAAGAGATAACACCCCACAAACTTCTTCTTTATTTTTTTTATCTAGATCTATACTATCTATTTGATATTTTTTTGGTTTCCATTCTTCTATTAACTTTTCCAAGTAATCACCATCAGTTGCATTTATTTTAGATACCAAAGCTGAAACTCTCCAATGATCTGACATTTGCTTATTCCAATACCTTGACAACTTCCACTGAGATGTATCAATTTTTAAAAGCTTAATAATCTCTTCTGGTGTTTTTGGTTCGGTATCAGTTTTTGCAAATAATCTAGCTTCTCCTTTTTCTAGATCATATGACTGTTCTTGGTTTGCATCAGGAGCAATATGACCATCAAATTTATTTTCTCTTAATTCTCTTTTTACTTCTGCTTTTAATCTTATATACTCTCCTAAAGTAATCTTCAATCTTTTAGCACAATACTTATTCCCTTTCTTCCACTTTAAAGACTGAAGCACCCTTTCTTTTAAAGTTTTCATAATATGGTAGGTTTATTAATAAATAGAGGAGACCCCAATGGAATCCCCTCATATGTAGATAGATATACCAACAAACTATCAGATTAGGATGCAAGAGTAGTAAACAGAACTTCTACACTATCGCAATTAGAAGCTCCTAATGATCTAATCCTTATCCTATAATCTGTTGATGGTGTTAAACCACCATAGCTGTAACTCAATGCTGTATTAGCTAATACAGATCCTACGTTATTCCAAACACCACCTACATATGATTGAACTTGAAGCCCAGTAGAAGCTGTTGAAACACCGTTCCATTGAATTAAAGCACTCGTGCTAGTTATATCTGTTACAAATACATTATATACTGAATGATTCACAATATCAGATGAACAAGCATCAAAACCATTTACTACTATCAATGCTAATCTCTGAATTATAGAATCTAGTCTTTGTCCTGTTTCAACTTTAAAAACATTGCCATCAGGATCTATTACTTGAAATGTTGTTCCGCAATAACTGACGCATTCTGCACATTGCACATCAGCACACCTTTCTGAACCTACACTACAATCAGAGTAAGTACAAGGTGTTGTTAATGCTGAATCTGTACAGCCACACGCTTTTTGAGGATCACATTTACTACATTTGCATGCCATTTTTTATATTTTTTAAGGGGTACATGATAAACAAGATGCATAAACTGCTGCTGACGTAACTGATGTAATTTCAGCCGGCCCTGCATCTAAACTAACAATATAAACACATCTTACTTCACTATTATTCCAATCAGCTCTAGGTCCGCCAGGAGTAAAGTTTGGCCCTGTGTTAGTAAGCTTATAAACTTCACCAACATCAATACCTGTAATAGCACCCATCTCAACAATGTACTGATCTCCTGATGTACAGTCTTCTACAGTAAATATTGTACCACCAGTTTCACAGCCTGGGGTAGAAGAAGAGTTTCCAACATCAATAGTTGCAGATGCTGTTGTGTATCCTGTCACAGTAAAATACAAATCTGCACCTGTGCTATTATCACCTAAAGCGCTAAAGTGTGTTGTATTAATACCAAAGAATGGACCACCCGTTCTGTTTACAACTTGTGATGAACCATCTAAACATGATAGCACACTATAATGGACAGTACCAGCATTTGTTGTTGGAAATCCACCAGTACCACATTGTCTAATTATCTTATCAACAGACTCTTGGAATAATCCATTATCATTATCACCAATTTGCTCAAATGTGTTTGTTTTAATTTTATTATCTACAAGAACTAAAGCATTTTTTTGATATAGCGGTTGTAATGTATTACCACCTGGAGTTGTTGCTCCTTGATATGGATTTGTTGCTGATGGCACCAATCCTTGTAATAAGAATCCAGATACATCCACAGCTGTATAAACACCATATTCATTTGCAGGAATCATTTCACCAGTGTAAGCAGCTAAACTTTGAAGCACTTGTGCTGCATCAGCAGATACAGAATTTTGACCTGTAAATGGATAATGTACAAAACTTAAACCATCAGGGAACTGTGCTGCTCTAATTGGAAATGTTTTACCCCATGCAGATGTTTGTGTGCCATTTAGTGCATCATGATATGCATCATAATCATCTAAATAATCTGTTCTTGGTTGTGCTGTAACACCAGAGCCAAATCCTGATGCTAACGTACCGTCATGATAATTACCACTTGCATCATTTGTAAATGCAAATACTAATGCTGCTTCTTTGTAGATAGGTGCTCCACCTGACCATGTTGTTGGTAGGTTTCTTAAAGCAACCCAGCCAGCTGCAGGATCTAAGTTTGCACTTACACCATCATCTACAATAGCTTTTGTATATCCTAACCAACGCTTATCATTAACAGGAATAAAGTAAAGATTACCCGTCCATGAAAAATCAATAGCCCAAGCTGAAGATAAAGCTGTAAGACCATCTTTAATATCTGTACCTTCTGCAACTGTAAATGAATTTGTATCAATAAATGCAAAAACATTTTGGTTTCTGTGTTCAAGTTTAATACTACATGGTATTACTTGAATTTGTACAGTAATTGTGTTAGTTGAGCAAACACCTGCTGTTACTGTTTCCAATGTCACTTGAAAAGTATCAGCATATGAGTTTCCGATATTTACGTGCGTATATGTAAATTGATTTTGATAAGATGCATTTTGCACTAAAGTACCGTTTGTAGTTGGACTTACTACTGATATATTTGGCACGCCTTCACCAATAATGTAAGGCAATGTAATATTAATACTTCTACCTTCTAAAACAAAAGGTTTAAGCTCAAGTTTAAAATCATTTATTAAAAATGCAGGGCAAGCGCAACATTCTACAACTGACGTTGGCGCAGATGCTTGAGTCCATCCTGCATACAAATAAACTGTAGCACCATCCCTATTGTATTTCCCAATATAATACCAGTAACTATCAACACCACCAGCAAATACAGAATACGTTGTAGCACCACAACCCAAAAACTGTTGTGCTACTTCTACACCCATTGGACATGAATCTGTAATTGAATCATATGTACATTCTTCAGGACTACTTATAACTAAAAAGTTGTCTGTAGAAAAATCATATCTAGCTAGTAAATATTCACTTGTTGTAGAAGCACAGTTTACATATATCTTTAAATAAATTGTTCCAGATGTTATTCCAGATGCATATATTCTATTTCCATTTGAACCTGTATCAGCATTGCTAAATGTTATACCATCCGCACTTGACTCTATTGTTATTGATAGACCAGGTGTAGCACCATAAGATAAATCAATATCCACTTCACCAGTAACTGATGTACTATTCCAAACAACTGTTGGCGCATTGCATGCAACAGCTCCTGATGCACCTATAACTATTTGCTGTGTATCAGGATTATAATGATAATCAACTTGAGTTGTAGGAGTATCTTTATAGTAACCAAGATAAATATCATTAGATCCAGCAGCTCCAGTAGCTGTAATTCTTACATCATTACAAACAACACCTAAAGTTGTAAATGTAATACTAGGACATATTTTTGGAACACCGTTACTTGTAACAGTTACTTTTACATTGTAATTAGTTCCAGCAGCTAATCCTGTAAACTGTTTTGATATGGTTGCTCCCGGGCTTGTTATTGTTGATGTTCCTACAATTGCTAACGTTGTAACATCTTCTATTTCTATTTTATATTCAACACCCGTGCCTAAACCATTTGTAAATGCAACATTTACAGATGTCTGCGTTATAGCTGTAGCTGCTATATCACTTGGGCATGGTACAGATAAAGGAATAATTTGAGTTTTAATTTCTCTACACTCTGAAGATCCATCACTTACACAAAAAGGGATTTCAACAGTTATAGAGTTTAACACATTAAGTGTGGCTAATGAAACCGTTACACCTAATGGATTACTTTGTAGATTACTTACGCTTACACTTTGTGTAACAACATTACCATTTGAATCTGTAATCTTTAATGTCGTTCCTCCACCACAATCAGAAAATGATGATGGTATTGATGAACTTGTAAAGTTAAAGTTTACATCTGTTGCTAAACCTGCCCCGTCTAAAATTACATTGTATGTAAAACCAAATGTTGCAGCATCACAACCAACATCAACAGCAGCTTTTAAATCTTTAATTGCAGAATACATATCATTAAGAACAACCCATTGGTCTTGATGTGACTGTGCTAAAGATGCAGGAGAATTTATCCATGCTGAATCTGCTGCGTATGTTCCTGATTTAGATAGCCTATCAGAAGATCCTGATATTGCTTGTGTTGATAAAGCAGAACCAATCATTGATAATGTACCAACAGCTGTTATGAATTGTGTAAACTCAGTTTCAATTGCTAAAACTAAAGTTGATAACTCAACAGTTGTCCCTGGAAACAAAGATGAAGAAACAACATTTAAAGGTGCAAAACCCGATGTAGTTTGACAAGGTAATACGCAATTTTCTAAAATTAATAATCTTGCTGCATGATCATTAATTGCATTTTGCATTGTTGTTATATCATCAAGTATCTCACATATTTGATTACCTAATAAAACAGCAAATTGATCCAATGGTAAAGATAAAACAGGATTTTTTAATGAATCATTATAGATTAAACAATCAGGTAATGTAACATCAGGTTGTGCTGCAGCTCTTTCTGCAACACCGCAAATGTTTGCAATAATAGCGTTTAATACTTCTACTAATGTAGAACTTGCTGTAACATTTTCTAAGCAGCTTGTTAAAAGTCCTGTTAAATCTGGATTACAGGTGCATGTTGCATCTATTAGATTACATACCTCTGTTGCTAGTTTAGCAACAACATCACTAACTGTATCACCATTGCAAAGGTTTATACATGCTATATCTGGTCCTTGCCATATCACACAATTAGATGATACGGGTGTACAAGGAATATTATTTTGATCGTTTATAGGTAACATATGTTGACGTTATTTCTTATATATAATATACAAAAGTTTTATTAAATTATGTAAAAGCTAAAAGGGGTTGCCACTCAGTATCATCTAAAAATAAAAGTATTTCTTCTTGTGTGTACTCAACATATCCTGACAACTCAGGATGATTTGTTGTATCACCAACAGGTAACTTAACAAGATACTTAGTTCCATCTTGTCTTTTTCTCAATGTAGATAAGCTTTCAACTGTATATGTTAATATTGTTGAAAGATTGCTATCAGTTGAATCTATTACAAAGTATCTATTACTCATGTTGGGCAAATATTTAAAAGGTCTGACTGTTCATTATTCTCCGTTTCAAATGTATTACTTAACACGCTTTCAACAATTTCATAATCTGTACCATTCCAAGTAGCATTATATACTGGTATATTTAATGCTAGATTTCCACTTTGAACAGGTGTTGGTAGTCTCACTCCATTATTATATTCTGTTGTCACATCTACAGATGATAAAGCTGTATTCCATCCTCTAACAGAATGTATAACAAATTTAGAATATAACTTTCTAAATTCGCCAGTCTCTGTAATAGCACCAATCTCATAAGGTGTATTTTGCGTATTAACTGTAGATACTAAATTGTTAGTAATAACACCTGTTGTTAATAAGACACCATTTAAATACATTATTGTATTATTAGCATTTACACCATCAGTTGTAACTGTAATATTATACCATTGACCATCTGTTAAAGATGCATATGCTCTATTATACATTAAATTAGAACCAGCAGCAGCTACTAACACATATTCAAAATATCCATTAACAGGTTCATATACTAAACCAAAACCTAAATTATGCTGCAAGCTATATTTAGCAAATAAAATTAATACAGGTCTTGTTTGTTTAAATTGAAACCAGACAGATATTGAATGTGGATTATTATAATCAATAAAGCTATACGGACTTGTTGTATGATTAAAATAAACTCTTTCATCTGTTCCATCTAAATCTAAACTAAAACAATCATCAACAATAGGTGTAATTGGTGATGGCTCTGGTGTAGGTGTTACAGGTAAATCATCACAATCAACAATTGTAATTGTAAGTCCTGTTGTTCCTGTTAAGCCTTTATCAATAGCTTCTTTATCTTGCCAGTCACACATTTCCTTTTTGATCTTGATATCTGTAAGTTCTGCTAAGCAGCATGGAGATAGACCATATCTTTTTTGATTAAAGTCTCTATATACTGCTTCTGCAAATTTTTGCTCTATCTCAATCTTTTTTTGAGGATCATATGCCGGTTTAATTTTCATCTCCTTATGATATTGTTTTGAGCTTGATTTATTTTTTGTGTTAAGCTATCAGACTGATAATTTGCTGGTTGTGGTTTATATGCACTCTTGCAAGCTTTGTGTATTATCTGACCATCTGAAGCTCTGAACTTTTGACAGCCACAAGTAAATTTTTTTCCGCAATGTTTACATACTCCAGCCATAATCTACGGTTTACATCCTGTTGTTTTACAATTAATTTTTTCTAATCTTTTTAAAGCATAATTGTACATATCCATTCCTATATGCGGTGAATTGCAATATTCAACTTTTGCTACTGCACCTTCAATAAGAGTTTTTATGTATTGCATTTCTTCAATTAGATCCCTTCTATCACTGTGCGGCTCACAAGTATGAAAATCAAGATCGCATAACACTTTGTAATACTTAATTAAAATACTAGATACACGCAAATGATTATACTCTACATAGACTTTATCATTAGGTGATACACTGTATCTTATTATATACACGCCATCTGGAATTGCTGTTTGAACAGAGCCGCAGTTAGTTGTTTGCAATCCTAAATCACATGCTGTAAGGTTTAAATTAAAACCTTGTGTTACATTTATATGCGCATATGTATTAAAACCGCCTTTAGTAATTTGTAGCTCTGGACAATCAACAGGTAAGTTGGGTGTATATTGACTAGTATCCTTGATAGTCATGATCTCACAGTTAGCAACATCAGGAACTTCAAGACTTAATATATGTTTATCAGCCATTTAGGTTATGTTTTAAAACAAAGTATATAAACAATATACTAAAATAATGTATGAAATTAAAGAAAAAGGTGAGACATTACTCCCACCTTTTCTATCATCAATACAATAAAAACGTAAAAATTAAGCGTATGCGTCAATATCTTGATCAAATGTAATACCTGCTACACCAGCAAGTGCTGTTAAATATGTTCTTACTGCTGTAATTGTAGGACCATCTGAAGCTTTAACATAAATTACATATACATATTGATCATTGTCAAACACTCCTGTTGGATTGTTAAATCTTGGAACGCTGTGTTGAATATAAAATGCTTTATATAAAACTGTTCTGTCAATTCCTCCAACAACTTCATCAATACCTTCAATCTCTCTGATTCTTGCTGAATCAGTATTTCCTTGATTATAAGGATTTTGCATGTAGTTTTCAGTAAGAAGAATGTGTCTTAGCACTGTCTCACCAGATGTTTGAGCCATAGTACCAGGAGTAGTCACAACTGTACCGCAATCATTACAAGGGTTACCTGTTTCATCAAGTAAAGATGCAATAATTTGAACCGGTTCCTTTTCATAATGATCTCTTGTATCAAATGAACAGTTACCAAATTGTGTGTCTACATAAGCACCAACAAAAGTAACTGATGCAGTTACACCATCAGCAACAGGATCTGTTGAAGCTGTATATGTACCATCAAGAATTTCTGCAATTGAAAAAGTACCACTTCCATCAGTTGTTACAACTACTGTTACTTGAAATCCAGTAGCAGTAGGATCTGCAACGGTAACATTAGTTGTTGCTGACGCACCCGCTGAATACCCAGAACCGGCTGCTAAAACAGTAAATGCTGTGACAGCACCACCACCACCAACAGTATCAACTCTTACAACTGCTAAACTTGTTCCAGTATTAACTGTAACAATATCACCTACAGTATAATCTGTACCACCTGCTGCAACTGTTGATGTTGTATCAACCCCATCTAAACCAGCAGTAGTTGTTACTGTTATACCGGCTAATAAACCTTCCCATTGTTGTTCTTGAACAAAAGGTTTAATAATAGGATCTGCTAAAAGCATTTGTGAAGCAGCAGCTAAAGCTAATGCTGGATCAAGATACTCTTGCCCATCTGCACAACAAAGACCAGGAAGTGGTCCGCCATTAGCCTCTGCATCTCCAGAGCTATCACCAATAGCATAAGCATTGTGATTTAAAAATCTAAGAGCTGGTGAACCTTTAACATCTAATCTTAAGAAAAGATTTTCACCACAAGGAGCACAATCAGAAGCTACTGTTACTGTAGATGTTGATTTCGTTGCTGTCTGATCAACAGAACTCCACATTCTTGTAATATACTTTGGATTAATCCCTTTTGATTTAATTGATTCAGAATAACCACCATGTCCTGGGTTATTACCAATTGTATCAGAAGTTCTAAAACTTCCTTGTACTAAGTAAAGTAGTTTTGTAGCAGTCCCTAAATCTCCACTAGCAACACTTTCCCAAGTTGAATCTTGAAAAAAAGAAATTTGACCAGCCGCTAATGCCGGTGTCTTTATTGCATCTTCCTGATTATAGACTGAATCTGCAACAAAAGCTTTGCAAAAAGCATGATTAAAATAAGCCATAATTAAAAAATTTTATAGATAAATAAATATATATATATAATATAAACTAATTTTTGATTAACTCAAAAATAATAGCTTGTATTTTGCACTATTAAAAGCATCCTTGACCATATCAAGCTGATTTACTATCTCAGTATGAGGCATTACCTCTTGTAACTCAGATGTAGCATAACACAGCTCTCGGATATATTCTAATGCTTCTTCTACAGAATCTAATCTCATAGGTTCTGTATCCGGATATGAAAGAAGCATCTCACATGCTCCTTGATATCCTTCAGCAATGCCATCAACTAATTCAGGTAAAGCTTCATACAATTCACCTAAAGCTTTGTGTTGAGCAAATGAACCTTCACCTGTAACCTTAAGATGTAGCTTGTGTATGCTTGTTGTAGCATTCATTAGCTCATGTACATACACACCAGTCATCTGATCTACTTTGACATTGCCTTTTCTTTTAAGACCTTCTTTTTGTTTTTTTAAAGTTCTCATTAGTTATTTCTTTCAGCAGCTTGCTGTTCTCTTTGATATTGATTAAAGTTATCTATGTCACCAGCTATAATTGCAGCTGTCTCATCAATAATCACTTCAACAATATCATCTTTAAACTCACACTCTACGTCAGCAGGAGAAGCAACCCCTGTGTAGGGATTGTTTACACCTGCAAATTCTACGTAGACGGGTTGACGGTAAAATGTTAAAACAGGATTTGTTATGCTAAAATCTTCTTGTCTGTATATCCTGATTTTATTACCTAATATTGTACAAAATGTTTCACCCCATTCAAAGTTTGGATTCTTTAAAGGATCTCTTAGTATTAACTCAACATTTGCTTCTTCAGCTAAATAAACAGTCATTGATCTTGGATCTGTACAGCAAGCATTAGTTGCATCAGCACTCACCCTTTTATATTCAAGGTATGTATCAACAGGAAAGTTGTTTGTTTCAAAGTATCTGTCTTCTTCTACTCCTGTTAATGGCAACTCTGTTAATAGAATTTGAAGGTCATCTATTCTTCTTTTAGATGACTCATCACCTTCTTTATAAAGGTTATTACCGTGTAACTGTCTTCTTACCCACTCAACCTGCGCTTTATTAAATGCTTCAAGTATTTGCCAATTCTCTATATTGTCAAAGTCATTACTTGCTAGCTTATTTAAGCGTTGCTTAAGTTTGATCCGTAGTGTACTGTTATTCATATCTTATGTGTTCCAATAAGGTTCAACTTTAAGCATAAGTGAGTTTAAAACATCCTCATGTTCTGGATTAAATAAATGTTCCATAACTTCTGATGGTAACTTACCTAATTTAATACCTGAATCTAATGTTTCAAACCAACCATTTGCTTTCTTTGTAATAAATCTATAAAAGATGCAATCTCTTACAAGAGCTTTAATCTTAAGTGGTTTCATATCACTTTTTGCCGCTTCAATAAAAGTTTCTGCACACTTCTTTTTATTAGACTCACTTCCTTCACCATTAATGTACATATCCATCTTTTCATACAAGATGTCATTAGGTGTTGATTTAGTGTACTGTGTACTATCTATATCCACACACTTAGCCACATACATAAGCTTTGTTGTATTTTTATCAAACAATGTTTGAAGCTCAACCAATGCTTTGTTTCTAAGTTTTGTGTATTCAGTTCTAGTACTAACAGATTCTTCAAAGTGATCTAAATAAAATTTGTATTTGCTTCCAAACTTTTTAGCTTCTTTAAGTGACTTTGCCACTATAGAAAAACCACCAGCATTAATAGCATACAATTTAATTAAATCATATGGATCCTTAACAGGATCTAAATATAATGGATCATTGCTACATTTAATTTCAATACGAGACCAAAACTCATGATTATCAGGTTTTAATAATGATACTTTATTCCAAAAGTCTTTATCTTCTGGGTCAATAACATTAGCAGCAAGCTCTTGCTCTAATTGACATATCACCTTTCTGATTTCTTTTATTTTAAGTTCTCTTTCACCCGGTTTAAGCATTTTAACATCCGGTGCAAACTCATTTAGTCCTGTTACATATCTTTTAATTCCGTTAAGCTCAAGACATGCTAAAGACTCATGATGCCATACACCTTCATGTAATGCCATACCATAATTTTGCAGACCCATGTTTTCTCTGTTATAATTAACAAAAGGTCTAATAGCAATGGTTCTATTTTTACCTTGCTGATACTTTTCTACAATTGAATAAACACTCATAATTTTGTTGGTTTTTTTTTTAATTAAAATACAACTGCAAGTAATCTTGCACCCGGAACTGAAGTTGTATCGATAAACAAATCTCCTTCAATAAGACCATCTGCTTTAGCAGCAGCATTGTCAGCATATTGCTTTAATTCTTTACCAGCACCTTTAGAAGCTACAAGTTTTGAAACAGCAGAGTTAGTTAGTTGTGTAACTTTGTTAAACGGAGCTTTTTTATAAATAGCCATGATTATGTTTTTTACAAAATTAAAAAATGGGGAGGAAATTAATCCTCCCCTATTTAGGATTTAATTAGAATGATCCTCCCGTAACAGGGTTTCTCATAACAATCTTCAATACCTTGGTAGGGTCTTTAACCCATACAGCAGGCATAGTTTGAGTCATATATACTCTGTATCCATTGAAGTTACCTGTAGATGCAAAACCTTGAGTTCTACCCATGTAGTCCATAGTACCGTTTTGGTAGAACCATTTAAGTTGATTATCCCAAGCAAGTTTCAACAAGTAGATGTTGTCATTTCCTTGATCAGTAACATCAAAAATGATAAAGCTAAATGAACTTAGAGGACGACCATCAATCAATGGATTCTCAATGTCATTTGTGTGCAAGTTATCAAATGCAGGATTCAATACAAACTTAACGTTTGCAAGGAATGGAATAGTAAAGCTTGTATAAGCAAAACCAAAATCCAAATCCATACCTGAACCTGTAACTGCTCCTACGTCAGTTGCATTTTGAACTAGACCTGAACCATATACTTCATCAGCAATAGCTTTGTTGATTAACTGCATACCACCGATACCAGTTTGTACAATTAGCTGACGCTGTGGGTCTGGCCCTTTAAATTCAACTTTACCTTGGTAGAAGTTATAAAGCTCTGACTTGAACATATCAAGTGTAAATGAAGCTTTGTTGTAAACTCTTTTAAATGAGTTATCTAACTGTGACCAAAGACCAACAGATAATCTAATGTCATCTGGACCGTCTTGTCTAATTCTACCACCTTTACCCCACATTAAGTAAGTCTCAATGTCAGTTGCAATTTTAGATAAGTGAGCTGCTTCTAAGTTTGTGATAAATGTTCTTGATAAAGAACCATCATCAAATGCTTGTTTAGCACCTGCTTTACCCATGCTTGCTACTAGTTCTTCAATAGAAGAAACTGAAGGGTTATACTGATCTTGGTTAAAGTTTCTCCAAATCTCAGTAACAGGAACTGTACCATCTGCATTCATACCACCTTTGATCATAAGATCAGCACGGCTTGAAATAGAATAGTGTACGTGAGCTTCTGCACCACCTACAAAGTTGTAGAATTCACGGAAGCCAGATCCAGTCTCCATATCAGAGAATCTTTCACCATACTCGCCTCTAGCAGAACCTTTACGGAAGAACTTAGTTCCTGCTGCTAAAAACTGATTGTCTAAAAATGCTGTGCTGTCATTGTTAACAAGCTGACATGTATAGATAAATCCATCACCTGCAGGAAGAATATCTTCTGCTGTAATGTAAAGCTCTACACCATTGTACTTGTCATATGTGATAATATCACCATGACCAAAAGCTCTTTTAGATAATTTAATACTAAATGTTGTCCCATCAATACCTTTAGTTACGTTATCTGTTTCAATGTCAGTAACAATAAAAGGTAGATCCTGGGCGATAGGGGTTTGCCATTTATACTCACCTCTAGCGTTATCCACAAGAATTGTATTCTTACCACCAAAAGAAGCCATTTGATAAAGAGGCATTTCAACTTTCTGTGTCATTGCCCACAAATCAACTGGACCCATATCCATAGGTTCTGCTGAACCTAGCATCTGAGTTAAGTGATATGAATCAACATGCGAACTAGCTTTGTAGTTTGTGTCTCTAAGGAAAATCCCATTGTTCAAAACTGGAGTTGCCATAATTGATTAATTAAAAAATTTATAATAATAATAATTGTTTACATTCTTCTAAATATGTTGTTCTTTCTAGTAATCTTCCTTTTAGATGGTCTAGAGCTTGTTTTCTCTTGCTCCTGCACACCTAAAGAAGAAGTCTTTCTACTAGCTTGCTCAGTCTTAAGTTTTCTAACTGTACTCTCAATACTTTTCTGCGCACCTTTTTCCATAATCCTTGCTTTATATCCTTGTGGATCTGAAAGCAACCATAATGCTTCTGATATAAGAGTGTAGTTAGGTTCCACAAACTGATACTTTTCAAGTAAATGCCCCAACAAGTTTGTGTTTCTACCACTAACAGAAGGAAAGTTTGGTTGTACTAGACCATTGTATAACATAGCCTGTGTCTTTTTATCAACCTTAATATCACCTAACTTTCCGTCTTTAAGTGTTTGATACACATTAGACATATACTGTTGTGATGCTTGTTCTTGTTGCTTACGCTTCATTTCTTGCTCTTGCAACTTTTGAGCTACAACTTTTTCTTGCATCTTATCTAACTTAGGTTTAAACTTAGAAGCTTGCTGCTCAAGCTTACCTAAATCTTTCCAAAGTTCTATTTCTTCTTCAATCTCATCCATTGTACCATAGCCTGTTGCTGAAAGATAATCTTTGATAATCATTTCTTGATCTCTTTCTTTAGTAACATCAAGCTCTCGTACTTGCTCAACAGCTGCTAAAGTTTGAAACAAACCCTTCATGTCTGTACCACCTTCAGCAACATAACGTGCAGCAATTTGCAACTCATTAGGCAAACTCTCAAAAAACTGCTTTGGTGTTTCTCTTCTTACTTGATTAGCTCTTTCTTCTAAATTAGCTTCAATAAGTTCTTCCCAATCTTTTACTGAATAATCTTCTAGAGATTTATCATCATCAAAAGGAATAATCTTATCCTTCTCAATTAGCTTATTAAATACATCAGATATACCACTAATTCTTTTTCTTCCCCTTTTTGGTTGCTCAACAGTTTCAATTTCAGGATCAATTTCATCATCTAATGATTGAAATACTTCTTCTGCTTTTTCTAATGTTTCCTCTGTTGTTTGAGTTGTTTCTTCAACTTCTTCTGTAGTTTCTTTAGTAGATTCTGTAAATGAAAAATCAGCTTTTGGCTCTGGTTGCTGAAAGATATTATTCTTTTGTTCAGGAACAGTAATACCTTCTGCTGATGGTGCACCATCAAAGATTTCATCAATGTTAATGTCTAAAGTTTCTACGTTTGTTTCCACGTTACTTGTTTCATTGCTCATAATATGTTGGTTTTTAATAATGAATACAGATATAATATATAAAGTTTCCTAATTCTAAACTTTATAAATTTGATTTATATTTTCAAATTTTTGCAGTATATAGCTAACACTAAAACAAAAATAAAGAAGAGTTAGTCTTCTTTATCTTTTTTTGATTGAACGTCATATTTGTTCTTATTTTCTCTAGCAATTTCTAATTGCTTATTAGCCACTTCTTTTTGAGTCTGAAATCTTTCTTTTTCAATTTCAAGCTTTTGTCTATTATAACTGTTGACATTAGCTGCTTGCTCTCTTTTAAAGTTCATTTGCTCCCGATACTTAGTAGTCTCTCTAATATTTTCTAAAGCGTCAATATAATCTGACTGCAAATTCTGATTTATATCTTGTTGAGCACCATATCCAGCAGCTCTAATTTCTGCAACTGTAATATCTTTTTGTCTTTCTTTTTCATTTTCTTGAGCTTCAAACTGCAACTTCATTTGATCTTCTTGTGCTTTAGCTTGAAGTTGTTGTTGCTGCATTTGTTGCTGCTGTTGCATTTCTTGCTGACGCATCATCATTTGTTTTTGTTCTGCATCTTTAAGAATATCTGTAACTTCAGCAATAGACTCAGCTTTAATTATATTCCCTAAATCATATATAGAAGCTCCTGATGTATTATTAGTTATAGCAAGTTGTTTTAACTGATCAAGTATTTGTCTATGGTTTGTCTTTGTGGTAGCAAAAACATTAAAGTCTCTTAGTAAGAGATCTGTACCATTAATTACAAAATTTACCTTTTCTGCTTCAGAACTTATATATGAAAGTCTAACACTTGGATTTGTACTATGATAAAACTGTGATAGGTCTGTACGCATCTTATGAACTCTAGGCATTAAATTATCTGAATGCTGAGTAAAGTAAATCTCAGTCTGCGCATATGATTGATTTAAAGCCTGTGTTACACCTGTTGCAGTTTGCTGTCCAATAGGAGCACCAAGACGTTGTGGATTTACACCGATAGCTTCAAATGCTTGTTGTTTAAAGTAGTTTGCTAATTGTATTCTTGTCATTAATCTATTAGTCTGTTCCATATTAAGAACCTGATAATGATTAAAGTTTGTAGCATTCTCAGTATTAGTAATTGTAGTATCAAGCGGTAACATGCTAAAGTCTTTCATAGCAGCATATGCTTTAGCGTAATTACCTTTACCCCAATCTTCACCCATAGAGTGTCTTGGTAATGCATTCTGATCAAACATAATAACAGTACCTAGTTCATCAACTAAGATATCTGCTATTTGATTGTTCACCATATTATATCCAATTTGATACGGTTTCATCAAATCCACTAATGATCTTGATCTTGTATTTCTATCAGAAAATACTCTACCCTCTACTGGAAGTTTGCATCCATATAATGTATGTTCTCCTTTAAACTGAAATGGTATACGCCCTGGTTTTCTTCTGTTAATCCCAATGTATATTGGATTAATATTGTTACCCATATTAGATCTCCAAAATGCTGGTAAGTTTGGTCCAATCTTTACACCGCCCCATACTTCATTTATCCATATCCAATCTATATGCTCACCAAAAAGCAATGTATCTTTTGTTTTATTTTTAAATACTGTATCATCATAGATTGGTTTTTCTGTCACTTTAAAAGTCTCATCTATAATTTCTTGAATAATTTCTCCATCTTCTTTTATTTTTGTCAAATGTCCAATTTTCCGTTGTGTCTTCCAATATGTTGTTGTAACTCTTAGCAATTCACCTTCACCCCATTGTGTGACATCATCACCTTCATTTAAAATTGCAGATACAACATCACCCCCTCTTGCTGGATCATCAGACCAGTTACTTACATATCTTCTGTATGCAAGACCTGGCATCTGTGTATTCCATTCATGTGATCTACTAGGATCATAATAAGCACCGTCATTCTGATATCCGGTCACCTGATATAATGCAGATCTTGCAGGATAAATCTCTTCTAATGAATGCAATTGTTTTTCATTCATTAAATAACCATACTTGTCAATTACATCTGAAACTGTAAGCAAGTCTAATTTACCAACAAAGTTAGAATCAGATATATACCTTGTGTCTGGTGATTTCTGATAAAATGTTAGCACTGGATTCCACAACTCTACATCATAATCATCTTCCATCATTTTAAAATGCCAAAACTCTCTATCTGTAATAAGCATATCCCTAAAAGCTCTTTCTTCAAGCTCATGCATTTTAAATCTTTCTATATCAACATTTGTTTGATGAGTTGCCCATTCCTCAATTAATGATCTATAATCTTTAGAAAAGAAATCTTCAATTTCAGGCAATGACTTTAAGTTTTCTGGTGCCATTTGCTGCTGAAACTCTTCACTATTAGGATCAGCACCCATCTCAAGCATTTTTGCTAAAAGTTTTGACTGAGCATCTGCAAGAAGATTTTGCTCAATCATAGCCCTTTTTTGCTCAAGCATTTCATTATATGACAGATCATCTACAGCTCTAAACTGCACTCTAGAAAATCTTTTAGAAAACTCTCCTGATAAAACATTAATAACATTGGGAATAATAGGATAGAACTTAAGCTCTAACGCTGACTCATCTTCTTTTGTAAGGACATCAATAAACTCTTTGTATTCATTATCTTCTTCAATAATGTAGTCACGCTTATCAATAATACCTTTTGCAAGCTTATAGTTTTTAAGTAGTCTTCTAGCATTTCTTCTAAGAAACTCCATACCCTGCAACTCAAGCCAATCAATATTCCATGCAGACCAATCATCATTTTTCTTCTTTGCTGGAAGAAACTGTATCGGTTGTGTCAGACTTGATGATGTTGGATATCCTTCTCCTTTTGCTCCCTTCTTTATTTGTAATGCGTTAAATACTCTCATTATCTAAAATTTTTAAATGCAGACCTCTTAATTTTAGGAGAATCTACACTTTTTTTGCGTCCAATATTTTTAAACGGACTATATTTTAATTTATATAAATTTTTTGAGTTTTCCAATTTATTAGGGTCCTGTCCTTCATTTCTTTTTGCATACCCTCTATTAGATTGTTGTACCTTTGCAAAGGCTATCAAAGCAGAAAATGCTACTAACCTATCCACGTTTAAACCAGGATAGTATGAATGCATTTCTGTAAGCAGCATTGGATCTGGTATTCTATCTATACCAAGTGTGATACTCATTACTTCACCATTGTCATCCAGCTCTTCATCTATCTCTTCTCTAAGGAACTCAATAGCATAAGATATAAGGTGGTTCTTAAATAGTGTACCGGTGTTTTTCCAACCATATTCTTGATATACAGTTCTGTTTGATCCAAGATCCTTAAGAAACAGTATCTGTTGCTTTGGTACTAAATACTTTTGCTTACGCTTTGCAATCATATGCTGGATAAACAAAGATATATTGTTCTCAACTATTGTCCATGCATTGTACCACTGTATAATAAGTTCTAGTTGCTCATGCGTTTTATTAATGTCATCATATCTACCACACCATGC